AGTTACTAGTTATTAACTGTCAATAGCTGGTAATACGTAACCTGATGCTGTAACACTACCAGTACCAAGATTATCGAATTGACCTACGCCATCGGCATCGGCTAGTATTTCACTACCAGTATCAAGATGCATTGCTCTATTATGAGCAACCCAACCATCGTTAGCAGTTGTATCATTATCAACTAAAATATCACCAGATGTTTTTAAAGAAGCATAATAATTATGTGCAACATAGGCATTGTTTAAATCTTTACCTGTAGCACACAAAATCATTGCTAAAGCAGCTGAGTTGTCAGTGTTAAAACGATTATGTGTAAATACTAAATCTAGTAAATCATCAGTAATGTTAAGAGGTGAATTCATAGATCCATCAATATGATAACCAGTACAGTGATCTACAGTTAAGCCATCAGCTGTATTAGCAGCACCACTTGGTGTAATATAATCCACAAAGTTAAGGTCTGCTCCAGCTTGTTTAAAGTTGCAATAACTTAATGTACAATTAGCTGCAGTTGGAACAATAGCAGCAGCAACATCAGCAAAGTTAGCATTAAATATCATATTATGTAAAGTAACGTTAGCAGCACTAACAGTAATAGCTGCAGCAGTTGCTGTAGTAAATGATATTGTAGGTCGTTTAGTACCTAGACCAAGACCAATTATAGCTACACCAGCCACATCACAAGCAATAGCTCCAGCAGAAGCTACGTTTTCAGCGTGACCAGGCATAACACAAATAATGTCGCCTCGGTTTGCTTTACATTTGCCAATAGCACCATCAATTGTACTAAGTGGTTTTAAGTAAGTTCCATCGTTAGTATCAGAACCACCAATACCACCATCGGGTAATACTCCTGAGTTATTAACCCAGAATTGTTTTCCAGGATAAAGCGTTAATAATGGCATTCCTTTAATAAGTACACCATTTGCCCATCCATTAGGGTAACTTGACATTCCCATTTTATATCTCCTATTAAGAAAAGTAGGGGGGAAGAGGGTACTTCCCCACCTAACAGTTTAGGTTTTAGGCGCCTGGTGAGCCGTAAACAGCTCTAGGATCCGTCCAACCAAATGAATAACGCTCAATTGCTTTGAATTTAGCATTCTCAGTATCAAAGTCATTGTCAATTGCAAATTGCAAAGGACGACGCTGATAGTGCTTCATACCATCCATAACATCTGTGCGTATAAACCACGCATCAGTATCATTGAAATAATGATTAACGTTTACACCGCCTGGGAATTTACCCATGCTGTATAGTGCGTTAATATCATTGTCAGCAGTACCGACACGATGTGGTGTACCTAATATACGTTCAGCCTCATAAGAAAGGTCTACAGGTATATTTAGCGTAACAGGATGTACAGCGATTTTTAATCCTCTGTCATCCGTATATTTCGCAATATCAATACACGATTGTTCTAACGACGCTTCTGATAAATCAGCTGCAGTTGTTAGTTCGTTGGCCCATGTTCCACCAGCCACGTTAACGTGAGCAGTAGAGCATAGTTCAACTCCGTCACCACCAGTAAAAGAGCTGTTAAAAGCTCTATTGTATACATTAGCAGCAACATTTTCTTTAGTTTGTCTCATTGAGTAAGCCAAACCTTTGGCACGTTTTTGTGCAACAACGCTGTAAAGGTCGTCTTCGACCATTTCACGAGTTACAATAAAACCGTTTGCGTACACAACGTGAGTGTATCTTGTTAAAAAGCCTTGACGCTCTTCATCATAAGATATTGCAGTACCTTCTGGTTTAGCGACTGCTAAGCCAAAAGAGGTAATGCCCATGTCTTCTTCATAGTTCTTACTTGAATTGTAAGAATCGAATAAGGCACTCCACTCAACTGTGTGCTCATTGTATGATTTTCCATACCACGAATTGACGCCAGGCCAAAGGGCTTTCGCAAAAGAGCCAGTTGTAATAGTAGCCATTTGTTATTTCTCCTTAGTTTATATACCTGCCGTTCCGCTGTCATTCTTGTATGCATGCATGTTCAGCATTACAAGCCATCTAGCGTTCGCGGAAGAAACATCATTGTCTTCTCTCTCAACTAAACCTATAACTTTTAATGGTGTACCAGCGGTTGTTACACCTGAGCTAGTATCAATTTCCATTCCAGAGGCACCAGTAGTGGTAGAGCCAGAACCTATTACAACATCAGCGTTTTCGCCAATACCTGTAACAGCCAAACTAGCATCGTCACCTTGTGCTTCATAAATAGTCATTGGATCATCATTGATATACACCGCTAAGGATGTAGAAGCGGCGTGATGTACTCGTGCTAAGTTGTCAGGATCAATTTCCCAACCAACTACAACACCAACAGCTATATCAGCTGTAGCGCTGTCAAAACGATCAACACCACCATAACCACCACTGCCAGAGGCAGTACCAGTTGCTTCTTTTTCAACGATATCACCAAGAAATAAGGCATCGTTAACAGAGTAATACTTACGTACGCGGCCTGTGTATGCGCCGCCAGATAAATGACCTACTGGTCTAAAACCATTTGGTCTATCTACGTTAGCCATAATATTTACTCCTTAGGTTAATTTATGCGCTTCCTTGTGCAGAAGTCATTAACTAGATTTATGATCTAAATCTAAGTTTCCGTAATGACCCTCTTTACTAGTTTGCGCGTATAGTTCATCTTCTATTTCGTCGATCCTTGCCTGTTTAGAGGCTTGATCTTCTTCATAGTACGTGCGGTCAATAGCCATCAGGTACAGCATTTCTCCAGTCGAGTTACCGACTTTACAGACAACGCTTCCCGTTGCTTTTGATCCATCAACTTTTTTATCTCCCACAGCTAGTCCTTTATCAGTTATATACTCATAACCAGCGTTCTCAAAAACTTGACATCTATTTTTAGTGTCTAAAACCCACCTTGCAACTAAATGTTTAGGTACGTCGTCAACATTTAAAATCTGCCTAGCTTCCGCCATAGGTACTCGCTTTGGGCGATCTAGATTTTTTTCTACTTTGCTTGTCATATCTATAATTCTCCTATTCTATCAAGCTCTTCTATGTATTCATCTATAGAGTCGACAGCTCCAGCATCGACAAACGACTGTCCAATCTGAGCGTACATTTCCCGCGAACCCGCAGGAAGATCATCCAGTGTTTTTCTCTTTTGTGCCCCATTCGGGCTTGGCTTTGTGGTTCGTCTAGTAGACGCAACAGGTGATGCGCTCGGCACTTGTTTTCCAAATTGCTCAGGATAACGAATTTTTACTTCATTATCTGTGTACTCAAGTACATCATCAATTGTAGCCTGTGGATTACCTGAACGAAATCCAACAGCAATTGAATCAGCATATTGACGCATGTCTGTATTAGTACGATACCACTGATTACTGTCTATATACTCAGCTATTTTTTCTTGAGTGTATTTTTCTTCGACTTGATTATCAACATTCGGCACAGCCGCAGATATTGATGGTTCAGACCGAATTTTACTCATTTCATTATCTATAGTAGCTACTCTGTCAAATTCACCTTCTTCCATAGCAGATACTTTTTGTTCAGAAAGTTCTTTTAAGACTTTTTGTCTTTCATCTTCTCTAGTTGCAGCTTGTATATTAGCCATTTTTTCTACCATAGCATTTAGTTTATCTATTTGCTTTCTTTGAGTACCCATAGTTTTGAAATACTCTCCTCTTTCTAAAAAGACTTGTGCATCTCTCCACTGTGTAGGATCTCCATCCCATTCTTCTTGAGGAACCCATCCTTGTCCACGAGCTGCCTCTTGTATAGGATCGTTTCCTTCTGCTTTAATATTAGCTTTTTTCTCAGCTTCAATTACATCACTTTCATCCATTGGTACATCTATTTTTTCTTTTGTTTCAACCTTATTTTGCTCTTTAGTTAATTCTTCTTTAGCTAAAGGTTTAGATTCAGTATCATCATACTGCGCTATAAAATCACTCATCTTGTTTTTTCTCCGTTTCTACAATCTTACAAAGAACGTCTCCATCGTCTAGTACAACAAAATCTTCTTCTGTATCAGGATCTTTTATTAATTTTCCCCCATACCGTGAATATAGTATTTTATCTCCAATCTCTACCCAAGGCTTTTTTAAGATTGCATTTTTGTTGTAGTCTACCCAAGCTAAAGGACCAATATCTATAACTATTCCTACTGACATAGTTGCTTTATATAACTTTTCATCTACAGCTATGGCAAGTTTAATATCTGTTCCTTTTACTTCGTGAGATGTTTTTACATTATCAGGCTTTACTATTAATCTATATCCTAAAGCCTTAAGCATCTGAATATTCCTTTGCTGATTTATCTTCTTGCGTTTCTTCTGTTTGTTCATCAGAAGGAATGCCTTCATTTATTAAATCAATAACAGCATCTATAAGTTTACATCTACCAATTATTTCTACATGAGTCATTGCTGTGGTATCCATAGTTTCTCCACATAACGCTCCTCTAGAAAACAAATCTTGTAACTCACCTTTTGCTGTTTTTAAATAGTTTACTAACTCTTGTGTGTAAACCATACCTTTCCAAGCGTATCTACCTC